CTCCACTCCACTTGCGTCGCGCCACGCACCCGACCATGGACTTGGTGAAGAACGAGAACAACGTCCTCCTTCTCAAGAATGAGGATACCCGCCACCTCACGCAGCTTTTGAAGCGAGCAGTCAAGCTAGACTTTGCGCCACCTCCGGAAATTCTGGAGCTCGCGCACGAGTTGTACCGACCGCTCCGCATCACCCCGGGCTGCAACCCGGCGTCGGACCACCCACTCGCAGCCATCCATCAGCGCTGCGCCATCGAACGCGCCTACGCGTTCGCGAAGGACCATCGTCCACTCATTGAGATCGGACCCAATGCGGCCACCTTCACCCGCATCGCACAGGAACGCTTTGACACTCACGGCTGTTCGTTTCCTGATGCGCGAGACCAGGCCAGGCACATCACTGCCGCCGCCAGCCGCACTGTCCGCGGTTGCCGTGACCGCGAGCTCATGCAAGAGATCCAGCACTTCGCAAGCGGCTTTTCCACCAAGAGACTGTGCGTAGACGGTTACCACAACTGCAACTTTCAGGCCACCTTCGGGATTGCGGTCCACAGTCTTTACGACATCACACTCCAACAACTCGCGGTTGGGATGGAACGCCACGGCACCCTTATCATCAAAGCCTGGATGCACTTCCCAGTTGCTGCGCTGCAAGTCGATGACTACGTCGACCGTCAAAACGGCACTTGGCACAAGACCAGCCGCACCAAGCAGGGAACCAAGATCACTTTCGGCTTCCTCGACGATGCCAGCTTCCTTTACGAGCATGGTGACTCGTGGCTCGACTATCTGCGCGTCGGTGGCTTCCACACCGACCTCGGGTTCAACGTCCTGATCGAGAAGGTCAGCCACAACGGGACCCAGTGGGAACTCAAGATCTCCCGCGTGCGCACACATGGGCTCATCAAGCAGCGAATCACCTCCGCCCTCACTGGCGTCATCCGCATTCCTGACCTGCACGCCATGGCGAAGGAAGGCATGTGCCCCAACAAGAACCCCGTCTATATGACCGTCGACCGCGACAAGACCCTGCGGCTTTTCCAATTCATGCTGGCCCGCCAGGAAAGGGACCAGACCTTCACAGCGACACTCGCCTTCGCAAGGACACTGCTGCGCGAGATCAAGCTCTCTGATCGCGTCGTCGAGTCCAAGTGGGACGTCGACCACAATGTCCTGGTGCGACTCTGCACGAGCATCTTCATCATGGCCGAACTTTACCGCGTACGCGCCGCTGAAGTGATTGGGCTCGCTCGCAAGCAGATCGCCAAGCTCCACCACAAACCGGGTATGTTCGAGTACTGGTTTGGCGGCGCTGCGTGGTGGGAGAAGTTCACCCACACCGTCAAACACTTCCTCAAGGGGGAGTGCACCGTCTCCAACATGCTCAGCGGGCGCGGCAATAACTTCTTTGCCACAGCCACGCTGGAGTTCTACGACGACCTTTACACCACAAGTGAGCTCCCCGAGACCGGCTACCGCGATGAGGTCGCGTGCATGCCGCTCTTCGACGAACCGGAACCCTCTGCCCCACACATCGACGAGGAGATTGCGATCGCCAACAACAGCGTCCACCCGACGGGCGCCCTTGTTCCTGGTGCTCAACCCGAGGTGCTCTGCCAATGGGCCGCAGCCTATGGCATTCGCGCGCTGGTACCTACCACCAAGCACGATATCGCTGAGGTCTACAACCATCAGCAGCAGCCCGCGATCATGATCGGCGAACTAGAGCGTCAACTCGCCGACGCGTCCATGCCCAGGGGGCTTAGCGTCACCCTCAACGGAGCCCTCAAGGCGTACAAGGCATGGCGCCCCACCCCCTTGACCACCGAGCGCCTTGCGTTGCTCAGCGGTGTACCGGGTGCTGGAAAAACCGGGCGTGTCATCGGTGAGGTCACCACCGCCTTTCGCGCGCTCAACCCTGGCTCCGCCATCCTGCATATTCTCCCGACAGCAGAATTGCAGAAGAAGTACAACGTCCCGCTCCCGGACCGCGCCGCCACCACCCACGTCGCCGCGTCCTTGCTGTCCCGAGGCACCATCAAGCCGGCACTCATCGTCTTGGACGAGTGCTTCACGTATCCTGCCTCCTACGTGCACTTTCTCTCATCGTTCGCCAACGTCCTTTTGTTGGGCGACAAGCAGCAAGTCGGTCACATTGATTTCACCGGCTCGTGGGGTGGTTGCGTCCGCATGACTGAGTTGGCGTATGCCATTCCCACTGAACACATGACCGTGACCAAGAGATGCCCGCAGGACATCGTCCCCTGCAGTTCATCCGCAACCACTATCCTGGCATCACTACCGTTAGCCCCAAGAAGGCCTCGATCGAGTACGCCCACGCCGGGAAAGTCGTTGAGAACGCTCAGGTCCTCACCTTCACACAAGATCAGAAACACAGATGGGCGAACCAGGGAGCAATGACCGTACATGAGGCACAGGGTGGGACTTTTTC